CCTCCTTTAGGGTGCGGTCTCGGTGGTCTCGATTGGGATGTTGTTTCTGAGGGGATTGAATACGGTCTCATAGATGTTCTTGGTCCTGATTATCTCTTAAACGTGAAGGTGTACTGTCCATGACAGACTGGTTCGAAGGCCAAAAGATCGTTTGTGTCAATGCTCACGTACCTCCACAGTACGAAAAAGGGCTGTGGACTGGTATCAGCTTCATCAAGAAATTGAACGAAGGCCAGATTTACACCATCGATAAGATTGCCATGATCCATTACGAGGGTCTGGCGAGCGGTGGTGCTGGCGATGATATTGGTTTCCTCCTGAAGGAGATTGATACTAATTATACGAAGAATTCCATGCCTCAGATCGATAAGTATGGAGAGGAATTTTACCACTTCTGGAACGGTCGCTTCCGCCCTCTTGACGAAATTGAGAAGGGTGAAAAAGTTGACATTTCGGTCTTCCAGACCTTGCTAAATGACGTGAATGATGGTAAGGTGAAATTTGACGATGAAGATGGCGGGTTGAAAGCCCCCTCAAAAGAACTGGAGAATGTCTAATGAGTGAGATTACCAGACAGCTTGTGACCGTTCAGACCGTTGATGCTCTCGATCCAATCGAGGGTGCGGATCGTATCGAAGTCGCTTCGGTTCTCGGCTGGAAGGTCGTGGTTCAGAAGGGACTCTACAAGGTCGGCCAGATGGTTGCCTTCTTCGAAATCGACTCCTTCCTTCCCATCGAGCCGCAGTATGAGTTCCTTCGCAAGGGCTCATATCGCGTCACAAAAGACCTTGGAGAGGGCTTTCGCCTGAAGACGGTGAAACTACGCGGGCAGATCAGTCAGGGGCTCCTTATGCCTCTGGAAGAGGTTGGCGTGCTCTATGCAGATCGTAGTCAGGTTGGTCGAGACATGACCGACTTATTGCGTGTCCGCAAGTGGGAACCGAATGCTCAGGTGCTCCTATCAGGCGTTGCCGCTGGCAACTTCCCACACTTCGTTCCGAAGACCGACGAGCCTCGCGTGCAGAACCTTGTTCGCGAGAAGCAGGCTTGGGCTGACGATGACTTCGTTGCGACCATCAAGGAAGACGGATCGTCAATGACCGTGTTCACGGAAATGGATGATATTAACGACGGTAACATATGGCGTGTCGGTGTTTGCTCCCGCAATTGGGAAGTCAAGGACGAAGACGACAACACCTATTGGAAGTTGGCGAAGGACATTGGCCTTGTTGCAGCGTTGCAGCGTATGGGCATTAGTGTTGCTTTCCAGGGCGAGCTTGTTGGTCCTGGGGTTCAGAAGAACCCTGCGGGATATGACAAGTTGCACTTCAAGGTCTTCAACATCTGGATGATTGCCGAGAAGAGATATGCTACGCCGACTGAACGCCATGGCATGATCAAGGCGATCAACTACCTCTTCAAGATCGAAGTTGAGGAAGTCCAGACTTTGTTCGGTACGGTCAGGGGTATCGCCAACCAGCCTACCCTCGATAGTTACGTCAATGAGGCGAACAAATTGACTGGTCAAGAAGTCGAAGGTATCGTCTTCAAGTCAGTCCAGCATCCCGAGCGTTCGTATAAATATATCAATCCGAATTATCTGCTGAAGGACAAGGATTGATGGGTGACTGGTACGTTGGACAAAAGATCGTTTGTATAAATGTCGAACCACTCGATGGTGGTGTAGTAGAACCAGAAATTCAAAGGCACCTAAAAGTAGGGGATGTCTACGCTATTAGACAAATAGTAGATTTCCCTTACCTTCATTTGAAGAAGAGAGATGTTCGCTTAGGTTTCCGCCTCGCAGGCATCAAGCCTGTGTCGAAGATCGTGGACGGCAAGCTCACTGAGTATGCTTTTTGGTCCGAGCGTTTCAAGCCTTTGGAGGAAGACGACACTTCAATCGACGCCTCTGTTCCTGAGCAGATGAAGGATTGGCTCAAGGACGTTGCCGAGGGCAAAGTCGTGTTCGAAGAAGAAAAAGAGAAGGTCAAGGAAGAGGTTGAATGATTACGATTTACACAAAGCCTGACTGTGCGTTCTGCGTAAGAGCAAAGAACATCCTTAAGTCAAGAGGAATTGCGTTCGAGGAACAGAAGCTTGGTGAGGATTTCACCATTGAGGAATTCAGAACTTGGTTCCAAGGCTTCAAGACCTTTCCTGCCATCATGGTAGACAACCGTTTGCTTGGCGGATATGATGACCTCCGTGCTGCCATTGCTGAGAACGAGAACTTTGGAAAGACCTTATTGAACGAGTGAAAGGAATTATATAATGAAAACATTGTTTGTTCTAATGATGTTATGGACTAATCCAGGCGGAACCGCTGGTCATCAGGTTTTGAAGGCAGATTATACCTCACATGATGCTTGCGTTATAGGTCTCAATCATGCACAGAAGCGTTCCGAGCTTCTTGATACGGTTCCCGACGACTTGAATTTCATCTGTCTCAATATAGCAGACGTTTCTCCCGAGTTGCTGCCATAATCCTTCTCTCCTAATAAATAAGCTGAAACAGTTTATTAGGAGACGGACTTGACTGATTATACAAAGCCCAAGGAAAAGCAGACCATTGTTCTTGGGAAGAACAAGACTAAGGTCTCAATGTTTTCAGCCAAGAAGGATATCCACAAGGAACATATCCTTGGGAATGTCAAGCGTATTTTAGCAGAGACTAAAGCAGATCGTGTCGGCCAAGCTTATACGAAAGCGGACTATGACAAATGTTATAGTGCCCCCCGTTTTGTTCTGGCCGATCCGACTGCCCCTGCTTCATTAGCTGACCTAGCCTACCGTGTGATCGTTGTCTCAACTGAAGCAGTTGACGAGAACGAAGACGCTATTCTTGAAGCTTCCAACCGTGGTGCCAATTACCGTGCCAAGGGTGCTTCTGCATCTGACGTTGAGACCCACAAGAAGGACGTTCAAGGCGGTAAGGATTGGGTTGCTGCACGTCCTGCTCATCATCAGAACATCGTTGACCACTACAATCAGGCAACACATGCCGAGAAGGAATTCGGTCACAACTGGTATGATGACGCCCATCACCTAACGAAGGCTGTTGCTCGCTATACCAACACAGGTATGCATGAAGCCGCAGGCCACGTTGCCAACTATTCCCCACAAACCGATTGGGCTCAGAACATCCACACAGCTTCACGCGTTATGCGTACCAAGGAAGCTCTAGGTGGTAAGGGCTCAGGTGTCTTCGCTTCAGGCAAGCAGAAGGAAGCGGCAACTCGAATGCTCAATGGCGAGAGCCATGAGAACATCCTAAAGGGCCATAAGATACGTGCATTTGCCCACCTGATCGAGCACGGTGGCAATGCGGACCCAGATAAGCCTCATGTCGTTATCGACCGCCACGCGGCTGCTGTGGCCCATGGTGACCGTATCACGGATAATGCCTACAAGCATGGTCTCGGTGGTCTCAAGTCAAAGAACCTTTACCATTCATACGAGCAGCATTATCATGCTGCCGCTCACGCGATCAATGCTGCACATGCTAACGACCCTAACCATAAGCCTGTCCAGGCTCATCAGGTCCAGGCCGTAACGTGGCTTGTTCGTCAGCGTAAGAACCAAGAGTCGGAAGCTGGCACGTCAAAGAAGGGTGCTTCCAAGACAGCCAAGAGAACTGAGAAGTCAGCCGCAGCATGGGATACAGAACGCAAGACCCGCTTCCCTAACATTGACCACGATATCCGCAAAATGTCTGGCTACAGCAACAAAGAGTAAGCTCATAATAAATAAGCCATAGAGACATTTAACGATAAGAAGGATAACAATCAATGCTTTGGGGCTCAAACGGGGCAAGTTCTGCCAACTCACCTATGCACTCATCTGAATTGTTCAGAGCTAACACTGGCAACCAGACAAACATCTTCATGAACACTACCCCAAGTGCTCTCGTAAGTAAGCAGGTTCTTGGTGTATACGGCGTAACGAACACACAGGTTAAGGCTGCTGAGTCAAACAACTCACACAAGACACTTAATCTTGGTCCTGGCTGGTACACAGTTAAGCAGGGTATGGGTGCAGCAAAGCTTGCAACAATCACTGCAAACGGTTCGGGCTATTCAAACAACGACACGTTCGTTATCACTTCAACTGGTACTGGTACGGTTAACGTTTCAACTTCAGTCAGTACAAATTCAACAGGTGGTGTTCTTGCTGTTGGTGCAAACAACGTAATTAACGCTGGTTTGTTCGTTAATTCAACAGCAACTACGGTTGCTATTGCAAACTCAACTGGTGGAGCACCAAACGGTACTGGCTTCACTGCTACAGTTACTTTGGGTGGTCGTGCTAATCGTATCCAGCGTGAGATGCTTGTTTCATTGGGATCAATGACTTCAAACTCAACATCAGCTAATACCCCACTATTCCCTAACATCTAAGGGAATATACGCAAATTCGCATATTCGACTTATAGTCGTTTATGCGTATAAAGACTGGACGATCTAGTTACTCCTATCGGAGTCGTCCAGTTTAAGTCTTATCCGATAAGGGGTGTAAAATGGAGAACCTAAAATGGTAAACCCACTAGAACTAGAAAACCTCGATACTGTTGACTTCGATGAAGCCAGCCAACTTACTGAACGTGAGAGATGGTTGATTGAAATCGCTGTGCGTAAAGCTGTGCGTAAAGCTGTGCGTAAGGTCAATAGATCAATGTCTCGTTATGGATATCCTGTTGATGAGAATAACTCATGACAGTACTTGCCTTAGGCGATAGCATTGCCTTCGGCACAGGTCATGCCCTACACGCTGCTACAGTCGCTCGTGTAGGTGCATCCTCTTGTGCAATCTATGGCTTCATGCCGCCAGTTGAGAAGATCGACTTGATAGCTCTGTCTGCGGGTGTAAATGACCCTCCAGGCACGTGCATCGAGAAGATCAGAGCCAGACTACACGGTAAAAGTGTGATCTGGATACTTCCGCCACCTGTGAATAGTGCTCGTGCCCATATTGCCGCAGTAGCAGCAAAAAATGGTGATAGAACAATCAGTTATGTGCCTGGAAAGGACGGATTACATCCTCGTTCTTACGAAGAAGTCGCTCGTCAAATAAAGTGATCCCCGTCTAAAGCCAACTTTATTAAATAGGGCAACGAAAGGATAACGCCATGCGAAAATTATATATCGCTGTGGCACTTGTAATTGGAATGGTTGTCACAAGTGCTCAGGCACAACAGGTAATAGAACAGGGATACCACGTGCCAACGCAGTTTGAGCGTTCGAGTGCGTTGTGCAACCTTTTTGCTTTGAAACACCTTAACCTAAATGTGAGAGTCGATCCCTCTGTCAAGCGAGAGTTCGTTGAGAACTGCATGGTTGCACAGGGCTTTGCAAAGGACAAATAAGGACTTGACAGGGAGATTTCCGTGTGGTAGCGTCTTCGTGTTCAACAAACATGAAGGATGATGAACATGGCACGGAAGCTTTTCGAAGTCTGCATGGAAATCCGCAAGGAATGGAAGCCCAAGGTTTCCCCCTATGCGAAGCCCTACCTTGAGGCAATGGAGTGCCTCGACAACCTGAGCCAGCCATACATCTGCGACACTGGCGTCTCAATGGCTCTCTACTTCCTCGCCAACGCTCAGTCGTTCCGAGGCGAAGCGGCTCGCCGTATCAAGGCCGAATTGAACCAGATGGTCAAGGACGCCAAATAGCAATAAATAAGCCCTATGGAAACAACTTCATAGGGCTCAACTTTTGACTGATGTAATAAGACGTGATAACTTGACCGAGGACAACTTCCTGCTCCAGGCGGCGAAGAACTATAAGAAGTCCTATATCAGCACCAGTGACGAGTGGCTGTCGGATATCAAGAGAATTAAGTACATCAAAAAGCTCCTGACGAGGTTCAAATCCAGTGGGAGCTTGGATGAGCGTTTAGTGCTCAATCATATCATCGTTCTCAATAATATCTTTGGCCCTGACTTCCTCTCTAGGGTATTGTGGCTTAAACTTGGTAACTACTTCGAATACATCAAACCCTTTCTCCTTTATTTACGCCTTCTCCCAGACACTATATACCTAGTTAATGGCGAGAATGTGGATACACTACCCATAAATATGAATGCCGTGATTATTGAAAGACTTAGAGCATTGAGTAAACGCGAAAATCAATAAATACTCTCAGGAATTGACTTGAGAGGATGCTATGGCCGAAGAACACGTTAAGATTGATGACATAATCGCTTCTGTTATGAGGGAAAAGCTAAAGAGATATCTAGCTGGCAAGATTTCCAGCGAGATTGTTCGTCAACATCATAAACTTCCAAAGGCAGGCACAAAGCTTAAGGAAGATGAAGCCCCAACAAATGCTATGGGACACTCGTCTTCAGTTTCAGGCACGGGACCGATTGATACTTTCGACCCCCTGCTCCGAATGCAAATTGCTCGCCGTAAGGCAGTAGCTAACTGGTTGCCAGTGGCTAGAAAGAAGTCGGTGTAATGGCTGACGACGTTAATAATGAAAAGACGGACAGCACAAAGGCAGTAATCGCATTAATTGACTCAGCTATCTTTAAGATATTAGGTAAAATCATTTCGATAATTGTTGTTCCTGTTGGACTTTTCTTCCTCTATCATGCTTGGGATGCTCTTGAAGAACATGGCAAACTGCTATCTTCTCTTCAGGTAACTGTCAACGATATTAAGAGCGGCCAGGACGAACTCAAGACAAATCTTGGTGGTCAGGTTACTCAGATTGCCAAGGATGAGCACGACGACCAGACCGATATCGCGGTCTTGAAGTCGGAGGTTGAGAGGCCAAGCCCCCCTTTACAACTAGCTCCCCAAGCGGAGCCCCCACCCGTACCACTCCCTGATCATCGCTTCCGTAGACAGCAGTCTGACAACTCGCCACCTATCGTGAAGGCTATCGAGCACACGTTTAAGCAGATTGGGAAGTCCCTTCCTAACCCTGCGAACGTTCACCAAGGCAGATAAAATGATTGACACGACCGTTATCTAGTGCTATCTTAGACCGATGTCTCACTATGTCGATCTAAAGTACATTCACACGTTGGGTACTCGCTTGCTTAAGTGGCACGAGACTGGTTTCAACGCGTGGGCATTTCGTTGTCCCTACTGCGGTGACTCGAAAAAGAGTCAGAACAAGACCCGTGGTTATATATACGAAAAGGATGGGTACTTCAAGTTCAAGTGCTTCAACTGCGGTGAGGGCAAGACCCTAAGCCAGTTCATTGAATTTCTCGATCCTGGCCTTTATGGCGAATATGAAATGGAACGCTTCTTCTCGTCGCCCAAGAAGGCACGAAATGACGTGTTGCCCTCTGTGCCGATCAAGAAGTTCAACCTCTATGACGTTGGCAGCTTGTCTGAGCTTGTCTGCATGGATGATCTGGATGACTTCACTTCCGTCAAACAATATATAATCCAGAGACAGATACCTTCCGAGCACTTCCGTCACCTGTTTTACTGTGAGAATTTCAAGGCTTTCGTGAATAAGCTGATACCAGATAAGCTCAAGGAAGCTGTTAAGGAAGAACCGAGATTAGTTATACCTTTCTTTGACGAGAATAAGAAGATGTTCGCTTTCGCTGGACGTTCCTTCAAGCAGTTCACGTCTCTCCGATACATAAATATAGTGCTGGATGAAAGTAAACCCAAGCTCTTCGGAGTAGATCGATGGAACAAAGAGGAAGAAACGCTTGTTGTGGAAGGTCCGCTTGACTCTCTTTTTATGCCTAATTGTCTCGCTACTGCTGGCGGAGACCTTGTTTCTGCTATTCGTGGATACGTCAAGGGAAGCTTCATTATCGTTTATGATAACGAACCTCGCAGCTTTACTACACGTCAGAAAATCCAGAAAGCAATTGATTATGGATATCGCGTCTGCATCTGGCCGAAGAGCAATCCTCATAAGGATATCAACAAAATGGTCCAAGAGGGGATGAAGCCTCTTGACATCCACCGCCAAATATGCGATAACACATACTCTGGACCGCTCGCGTCCCTCCAATTAGATATGGTGCGAAAATGACAGAATTTGACATTGCCAACATCTATGACGAAGTTCAGCTTCGACGCACAATCGATGGACTCAAGGATGAGCGGGATTTCTGGTTCGATATGGTCGAACGCTTTCCTGAGCACGACTGCAAGACGTATTATGGCGAGCAATATCGACGCTACAATGATCGTCTGCGATACCTCAGGAACCTCCTGAAGGAGAAGTTCGGTGCAGACTGAAGAGTGGGTATTCCCTCCAACCTTCAAGTTTGAAGAGGGGAATTTTGTTTCGACCAATGAGACATGGATTGGGGAACCAATCTTTCGTGGCATGGTCACCAACCGTGGTCAGAGAACCACAAAGGACAAGAAGGGTAAGACAGTCTTTGACTGTAATTCCTACTATGTCATTGATAATGAATACAAACTGCACTACTTCCTCGAAAGCGAGTTGAAGTAGGGAAATTTATTTTTTCATCATATCGTTAAGTTATTGATCTTGTTGGCTTTTCCGTTTATCTGCAAAGTCGCGGTCTAATAAATAAACGGAAAGCGAATAAGAAGGGTGATCATGACTGTTGGTATTATTGCTGTTACGCAGCCGCTTATTGGAACCGCCTATGATAGTCTAACATTCGATGGTGGTCCTTGGCATTATCTAACAGTCGAGGAATTCATCGCCTTCGTAGCACGTGTTTCCAATCCGTCTAATCAGAACAACAATCTGACCGCGACCAAGCTTCTCAAGTACCTTGCTAAGAACAAGCACTGGTCACCATTTGAGATGGTCAATGTCGTGATGGAAATTAACTCTACCCGCGATATCGTTCGTCAAATTCTACGTCACCGTTCGTTCTCTTTCCAAGAGTTCTCACAGCGTTATGCCGATCCGACTCAGATGGCGTTCGTAACCCGCGAAGCCCGCAAGCAAGACCCTAAGAACCGCCAGAATTCGTTCATAGTGGATGACAAACCACTTCAGGATGAGTGGAACGTGGTTCAGGAAGGTGTCACTCAGCTTGCCAAGAAGGCTTACGATTGGGCAATATATAATGGCATCGCGAAGGAGCAGGCTCGCGTCGTGCTCCCCGAGGGTCTGACCCCAAGTCGCCTCTATATGAATGGCACACTCCGCTCGTGGATACACTATTGCGATCTGCGTATGAAGGCAGCTACGCAGAAGGAGCATCGCGAGGTTGCTGAAGGATGCTGGCACCTGATTACCGAGAAGTTTCCGTCACTGTCAGAGGTTCTGATGGGTGAACCAGAATGGGATGATAAAGGAAAGTTTATACGATGAATGAAGCGATAATTATCCGCGATCTTCACACAACGAGTGAACATAGCGAAGCTTACATGCGTTTTGAACGTATGGCCGACATGGTTCTCCATGATGTTGACGGCAAGAGCTACTTTTCTAATGGGAAGTATCTGGCTGACCCGCAGAATTACAAGGGTGAAGAGCTTCATAATGTCCGAATTGACGAGTCAGATGCAAGAACATCTTTCATTGAAGTCTGTTCTGACTATGATGTTGAGGTAACTCATATCTTTCTAAAGCTTCGTCATGAGCGAGTCATTCCTCGATGACGGAAGCGGAGATTTTGGAATACCTCGCTAAGCTTACAAGCGACGAGGATGAGGAAGAACGTATCCGTGCCTTAAATAAGGAAGCGTACTTCGATATCAAAAATAGCACAATGCCCTTGGTAGACACTACCACTTGGGTCGATCCTAAATAAATCAAAGAATAATAAGAAGGAGATTTTAACTCACATGTTTGAGAATACGTTGTTTTCGCAGTACATCTACAAGTCCAAGTATGCCCGTTACCTAGAGAAGGAAGGCAGACGTGAGGAATGGCCTGAGACTGTTGGTCGTTACCTACAGTTCATAAGCCAGTACCTTGTAGAGAACCATAACTACACGATCCCGTCAAAGTTGATGGGTGAATTGAATGATGCGATTATAAATCACGAAGTTATGCCTTCAATGCGTGCTTTGATGACCGCAGGGAAGGCGGCAGAACGCAATCACATTTCGATGTACAATTGTGCTTATCTGCCAATGGACGACATGAAGTCCTTCGATGAGACCATCGCAATCTCCATGTCAGGTACGGGAGTTGGTTATTCGGTTGAGTCGAAGAACGTCAAGCAGATTAATGAATTGCCTGATGAGTTCTTTGACTCCGAGACGACTGTCATCTTCAACGACAGTCGCACAGGATGGGCCAAGGGATATCGAGAATTCCTAAGTCTATTGCTCATTGGTCAGGTGCCTAAATACGACGTTTCTAAGCTCCGTCCAGCGGGTGCTCGCTTAAAGACCATGGGTGGTCGCTCAAGTGGCCCAGAGCCGCTGGTGGACCTCCTAGAGTTCACCAAACACCTATTCAAGTCTGCGGCTGGCAGACGCCTAACGACCCTGGAGGTACACGATCTTGCATGTAAAATTGGAGACATTGTTGTCGTCGGTGGAGTTCGCCGTTCAGCTTTTATTTCTCTTTCTGATCTTCTCGATCAGCTTATGCGAGGGGCTAAGTCTGGTAATTGGTACGACACTCACCCATACCGCAGGTTAGCTAATAACTCAGCGGTCTATGAAGAGAAACCCCCAATCGGGGTTTTCATGACCGAGTGGTTGTCATTATATAATAGTCACTCAGGGGAACGTGGCATCATTTCACGCCCCGCACTGAAGAGGGTCATAGAGAATGCTAACGACTTTAGAACGCTTCATGGTACAGCTTGGCGTCTCCGTGATCTTGATCATGATTTTGGGTGCAACCCCTGTTCTGAAATCATTCTTCGACCCTACGAATTCTGTAACCTTACTGAAGTCATCATCTACGCAGACGACACTCCAGAAACCATAAAGAGAAAGATTAGACTGGCTACTATCCTGGGAACTTTCCAATCTTGCTTCACTAAGTTCAAGTACATCAACAAGAAGTGGCAGCGTAACTGCGAGGATGAACGTCTCCTTGGTGTTTCTATGACTGGCATCATGGACAACAAATACACCAATGGAACGAAGAGTGGTTATGACCCTTACGGTGAGTTTATTGCTAGACTTGAGGATTGGAAGCTTGAGGCGATCAAGACGAACGCAGAGTTCGCTGAAGCACTTGGTATCAATCAGTCGGTTGCTATCACTTGTGTCAAACCATCTGGTACGTCATCTTCATTGAATGGTACGGCTTCTGGCATTCATGCTCGCAATTCTGAGTATTATATAAGATATGTACGCAATGACATCAAAGACCCGCTCACGGATTGCATGATCGATGGTGGTTTTCCATTTGAGAAGGACGCTATGGACCCATCTCATGTGGTTTGTTTCAAGTTCCCGATCAAGTCTCCTTGGGGAGCTATAACCAAGGCTCAGACAACGGCTCTTGACCAATTGAATTTGTGGCTTATGTATCAGAAGCACTTCTGCGAACATAAACCCTCGATTACCGTTTCTGTGAAAGAAGACGAGTGGCTTGATGTTGGTGCATGGGTGTACCGTAACTTTGAATGGGCCTCAGGCATCTCGTTCTTGCCTGCGGATGAGGGCACAACTGTCTATAAACAGGCCCCATATACGACATGCACCGAGGAACAATATAATGCCCTTCTGGCTCAAATGCCAAAGGATTTCGACTGGAATTCTCTAACAACATACGAGAATGAAGATATGACAACTGGCTCGCAAGAATTAGCTTGTGTTGCAGGAGGATGTGAGGCATAATATGACGAAGCGAAAGAGATATACGGAGCCAACACCTGAGCATCCGATCATGGTATCGGAGTTGGTTGACTTGCCTGATCCGCCGCTATGTCGTGGTGGTGAGATAGTACCAACAGAGGGTCGAGAGCCGATTTGGCCTGTTCCCGCTGATGAGATAATGCCAGAGATGATTTCTTATAGAGACGCCAATGGTGCTCTTGTTTCTGGACCAATTCCTGATCCCGAAAAGGGAGTTCAGATTAGCGAGGACGGTTACCTCCTTTCAAAGGTAATTCCTGCCGATAAGATCACTCGCATCATCGACTGGAGGGCTCTAGGCATTACGCCTTTAACCATTCAGAAGTCAGCCAGTCTTCAGTTCGATTGGAATGCAGATAGGTCCATTAATAATGTGGATAATCGTGAACGTCCTGATCCAAACGATCTGGAAAGTATGGATAGGTTTTATATAACAGAGCTTTGTCATCCATATAACCCGAAGCCTGATAACCGAGACGTGTTCGTCTTCTATAGCGACATTGCGGCTTTGTCTGGCACCGCTGGCTATATACGTCTTCGTGATGGCTATGTCTGGGGTCAAAAGGTTGTCTGGCGTTCATGAAGAAAGTCCATCTTACTGATAACGGTAGGACGGAAGATGGAAGGATCGTTGTCGGGAATGTTTTCCAGTTCATTGATACTCTTGGCGTTCCTCTTGGTATTGTCTACGACGTATTGGTAGGCAAGAACATGCTCATTGATTGGGACGTGTTCGTCACTGAGGCTATGGATGCTGGCTGGAACCACAGCACCATCTATTCGAGAGTTTTGGATGCGATGTTGAAAAAAGAAGAGAAGGACAGGTTTCTTCATTATTGGAATGTGGGGTTGACACAATGAAAAGTATTGGTGAATTTATAGCCATTGTTGATAACGAACGTGTTATGGAAGATGGTTGCCGCAACCGTTGTGGCTTCATCGTTGCTGAAGGTGTACCTATCGGTCATATTTCTTGGGTAACCCCGAAGCTAGAAGATTTCACACAGGAGAACCGCTTTTGTGTATGGAAGCAGAAGATCGTCATGCCTCAATTGACCTATACCTGCAAAGACTATTATCATGGTCCGTCGAGGGTCCAGCTTGTATTCAAGACGGTGACCTTCCCCATGTACGGTGGGGCAGTCGATAATTACGCTATGGATTTGGAGTTATCGGAGGAAAAAAAGAAGGAAGAGCAGATCGATTACGATATCTGCATTCTGGGCATAATAAATAAACCATAGACGAGTGCAGGAAATAAGCCGCTCGCAGAAGGAGAGTAAGATGAAGCACTATACAAGCTATGAATTTGACGTATGCATTGATGGCAGACCAGTCAAAGAGTATTATGGAAGAGACGAAGGCGTCTACATTGAGGGCCGAAGAGGCTCAGAATTCACCCTAAAGTTCAGAAACAAGTCCTCCGAGAAGGTTCTGGTCGTTCTGTCTGTTGACGGTCTATCCGTTATGGATGGCGAGCCCGCTTCCGAGAAGTCAGGCGGTTACGTATGTGGTGCATTCGACTCGATTGACGTTCCTGGCTGGCGTATCAACGCCGACAAGGTTGCTAAGTTCAAGTTCCAGCCTCAGGGTGACCGCGACAACAAGACCTACGTGGAAGAGCTTGCCTCTGAGGGCTTTAACGTTGATCCCGCCAATCAAGGCGTAATCGGTATCATGGTCTACAGACAGATTGTGCCGCCACCGCCCGTCTATACGAATGTTCACCACTATCACCACTACAACCAGCCTAATTTTAATGCGTTGTATAGCTCCAAGGGTCTCACACGTGGCGTAGGCATGGGAATTGGTGAGTCCGAGGTTTACACAAGCAGTGGTCTTGTACCAGCTTGCAGTGATAGTTTCGCAAGTCTCAATAGCATGGGCGTGAATAACATCTCGAACGCTACACCGAAGAATTTCTGTGGTAATGTGAACGTATCGGCTTCTCTTGGTACTGGCTTTGGTGACGACGCCAAGTTTGCTACTTCAGAGGTAGAGTTTAAGCGTCAGATGACCGCCGCTTGGACTGGTTCGATCTTCTACGACACCAGAAGCAATCTTCAAAAGAAAGGCATCGTGTTCGAAGAGGTATACGTAAGAACCCCAAACCCTTTTCCAGCTAAAACAGGATGTTACGTACCTAAATCCCGCCGATAAACAGGAAGGAATTTATAATGAACATGCCCGACGAAGTAGAAGTTTGTGGCAAGGAAAATAAACCAACGATAAGAGCAGAGCATGGTCGTCTATGCGGTATGCCCTACTCTTATCCAGCACTACAGGAAGGGGATTATCTCTCCCTCCACATGTTCGATAAGCATAAGTTCCATCATCGCATTTCGGCTTACAAGCACTTCTATGCCACGTGCTCATTGACGGAAATGATCAACATTCTTTCCAAGGAGCTTGATCAGAAACTCATCGACTATACCGCTTTCAACAACAATACGGTTTTTGTGTTCGAGGATTGTATTGTCAGCATCTTGATCCACGATAGTGAGCATGATGGAACTCCCTATACTGTCAATTCATTCTTCTATGCGAAGAAGGACAAGTTCGATAAGCTCTTTGACAAATATAATGTCATTGAGTGGACGCCTGAGGAAATCACTCAGCCATACGTGACTTGGGCCATGAAGACTCCGACAGGCATCAAGACTAACCGCCTGAAGGCTTCGAAGAACAAGATCGTTAAAGACGTGTTCTATCCATCAATCAAAGATGGTGTGAATAAGTTCTATGCCGATTATGACTCATCCGAGTCTCCTATTCTTATCATTCTTGGTCCTCCAGGCATGGGTAAGACCTCCCTTATTCGTAATTATATCTATAAGTATAGTAAGGACGCCCTTATCACTTATGACCAAGCCCTTATGGAGACCGATGAGTTCTTCCTCTTCTTCCTTGAGAATGCTCATGACGTTCTTCTCCTTGAGGACTTCGACATCTTCTTGAAGAGCCGCGACGATGACGACAACAAGATCATGGGCAAGTTCCTCAATCTGGCTGAAGGCATCGTGGATATCAGCGAGAAGAAGATCATCGTGACCGCGAACCTCGACAAGCATCACATTGACTCAGCCTTGGTTCGTCCAGGCCGATGCTTCGAAGTTCTTGAGCTTGAGCGATATACCGAGCGTGAGGCAGAAGCGATTATCGCGTCCGAGGGCTTGACATTTGAAGGCAAGCGTGATAACGTATCTCTGGCTGAACTCTTCTCCAACAAGAAACGTATGGAGGATCGAGGGTCAGTCGGCTTCACAACATTGAGGACAGAGAAATGAAATCGTTCATCGATTGTGACCATAGGAATGCCGATGGAGACACATGCGAGTGCCCCGACTGCGGCTACAACGTCTGGACCACTCGCAATGAGTATCTGAATGACCTTCGTCGCAGGGCAGCAAAGTGGCCCGATCTAACGGAGGTTAGAAATCTCGAAAAACAACTCGGAATTGGAGAAACGAATGAGGCTAACACTAGCAAGGTCGTCTGATTACGACGGTCTTTATATGGACGGTATCTTAGTGCGTCAATGTGCTCAGATCGACATTGAAGACCTATTCGTTTGGGCGAAAGGTTCCGTCTTCACATTGACCAAGAAGATCATGGATGAGGATTGGGTCAGACAAACTGGCTACAACCTTCCCCTGTTTGAAAAAGATATAGTAGAACTGGACTCGTAATTTGATAGAAGAACTTATCCTAGCCCACTTACTAGACGATCAAACGTTTAGTAGGAAGGCTTCCCCGTACATTAAGCAAGCGTATTTCACTGAGCGTACCCACCAGATCATCTTTGAATTGATCGAGGGTTACATCCTCAAGTACAAGAAGACGCCCTCCAAGCAAGCAATTGAGATTGAGCTTGGCAAGGTGGAGAAGCTCAATGACGAGGAATACCAGCAAGCAGAGCATATTCTGAAGTCTCTACATATCGATCCCAAGATGGATACCGCTTATGTGCTGAATAGTGCAGAAGAGTGGTGTCGTACACGAGCGATGTACAATGCTCTAGTCGAGTCCTTCAACATCCAGAAGAAGAACGAACGCGAAGCTCTTGGGGTAATACCTAAGATTTTGCAAGATGCTCTTGGCGTCTGCTTCGATACCCATATCGGTCATGACTTCTTTGCTGACGCCGACAGTCGATACGACTACTATCATCAGGTCGAGCACAAAGTTCCCTTTGATATTCAGCTACTTAACCACATAACTCGTGGTGGTGTCTCCAAGAAGTCCCTGACCATCCTCATGGCAGGCGTCAATGTCGGTAAATCGGCAATGATGTGCCATATGGCAGCGGCGAACATCAAGGATGGCAAGAAAGTCCTTTATATAACGCTTGAAATGTCTGAGGAAATGATTTCTCAGCGTATCGATGCGAACTTGATGGACCTTACTATCGATGACGTTATGGCTCTCCCTGAGCAGTCATATAAGGCTAGGATCAAGGCATTACGAGCCCTATATGGTGGTGACCTAAAGGTTAAGGAATATCCTACCAAGCAGGGTGGCTCTGCTCACTTCCGTCGTCTTCTGGATGAACTGAAGCTCAAGGCTAACTACGTTCCCGACATTATATATGTCGATTACATGAACATCTGCATGGCTTCGACCATCAGTGGCAACAAGTCAGGTATGTATGAATACGTCAAGGCGGTCTCGGAAGAGCTTCGTGGCCTTGCTGTAGAGTTTGAGGTTCCTATCGTGACAGCGACTCAGTTTAACCGTGAAGGCTTCAAGTCGAGTGATCCAGGCATGGATGACGTAGCCGAGAGCTTTGGAACGACAGCTACAGCCGACTTCATTTTGGCCCTCGTGCGTAACGAACAGATGGATGCTATGGGAGAAATCCTTGCCATCCAATTGAAGAACCGCTACTCAGATAAGGGCAAGTTTAGGCATTTCGGTATCGGAGTAAACATTGAGAAGATGCAGTTCTATGACCTTGAGAAGAAGGATCAGAACTACATGAACTCTCAAACAGACATGGGTGCATTGCCCGAGCAGCAGGATGCTCCACTGACGCCTGAACAGCAAAACGAGCTATTATTTGGAAAGGATAGGGATTTTAATGACCTCTTTGCGTCGTAATTCGCCAGAATACAAGGAATGGGAAAAGAAGTTTGAGAATATACGAGATGACTTACTTGAAGTTTTCAAAATCATCTTCAAAAAGGAAGGTTGGTGCAAGAGAGCACTTTGCCGAGACGCCGAGGGGGAGCAACTATTCAATCCCAATGACGAAAAGGCTGTCCAGTGGTGTCTTCTCGGAGCGATCTATAAAAAGGAGGATTGGTCAGAAGAGACCTTGACATTCATAACCAATTATGCTAAAAGACGTGGCATCGAAGACCTCTCCCAATATAATGACCATTATGGTCACACCGCGATTGTCATGCTCCTTGTGGAAGCGTTGAACATCCTGGGGGTCTCGATGAAGTTTTACGATGACAATATGAAGGAAGTGAAAGTGCCGAAATGACTTGCGTTCTCGCCGCATATGGGATATGGTTGGGTTTGGTCATTTGCTTCGGAAATGGAGGGACAGAATTGCCATGAAAAGAAGAAAGTTAGCAATATCTGACCTGCATTTTGGTCATGCCAAGATCATAGAACTTGCTCGCCGCCCCTTCTCGTCCGTTGAAGAGATGAACGAGCAGATGGTCCTGCGTTGGAACTCCGTTGTCGGTGGCGACGACGAAGTGTTCTTCGGTGGTGACTTCATGTTCAGCAAGAAGGACGAGTGGTTCGACCGTTTGAATGGCATAAAGCACCTGATCAAGGGCAACCATGATCACAAGGCAACGCTGGCTCTTGGCTGGTACTCAGTCCATGAGAGGCTGGAACTGGAGCACTTCGTTACCCTTGATGAAGGTGAAGCTTCTGTTCCGTACATGTTCGTGCTCGACCATTACCCTCTGGAGGACTGGAATAAGAAGATACGCCGCGACTCAATACATCTGTTCGGACATGTTCATAACACTCCGACTATGGAGTTGCGTCATCGATTTAATATGTGTGCAGAGCACTTGAATTATACCCCTCGTGATCTGGACGACTTCGTGAAGATGGCTCAGGTTCAACCCTGAGTCATCTCTTTTTGGAAAGGATGGTTATATAATGAGTCGAGATATTACACAGTTGAAGCCTGAGGTTGCAGAACAATTGAACGATATGGTCCGTACAATCGGACACTTTAATATCAAGCAGGGCTGGCGTAACAAGTCCTCTGAAATTGTCAATACGCTCTTTGGTGCTGGTCGAGAAGACCTAGTTCCTGTCTTCCAAAACTACCTTGCAGCGGCAATGATTGCCTTGATCCACAGTGAGCTTTCAGAGGGCCTGGAAGGGCTTCGAAAGGGTCTGATGGATGATCACCTTCCGCACCGCAAGATGGTCACTGCCGAGATGGCTGACGTTCTCATTCGCGTGTTTGACTTCGCTGATGCGTTCGACCTGAACCTTGGTGACGTGGTGGTCGAAAAGGACGCCTACAACCATCACCGAGACGACCACAAGCTTGAGAACCGTGCCAAGGAAGGCGGCAAGAAGTTCTGATGGCTCACGTCTTAGATTATTACACTAACGAGCCCATTTATGTTAATGGTCGTCCTTGGAATGGCTTTGACCTTCCCGAGGACGATTGCTTTGGGACGAAGCCGAAGTATTTCTTTGATGAACCCCCCTATAAGGAGAAGAACATGTTTGCAAGTACCTATATGAAGACGAAGCCTATTGAGCCGCAATACACGATGGCCCATACGAGTCCAGATGGTATGCAGTTTGCTGTAGTCAAGAGATACAGGCATGATGCGAAGTCGGATTATGTGGTTGCTATGTTCGAGTGGCGAGAACATGCTGAACAATTTATCAGGTCTTTTGGGGCTGTTGAAGCAAGTATTTCTTACGTTCTTGAGCAGATTATCCCTTGATCGCTAATTTCCTGCAATAAATAAGCTGAGAGACCAAGGCGGTCTCAATCCCCACAACTGAATAGAATAGCGTTCCACGCAAAGGAACGCCCCTAAGGGGCTCAGTGTGTCAGCTTATCATGAAAGGAAAATAGTTGGAAATCATTATATCGCGAGAGTACTTCCAGACGAAGAAGCTCTTTTTCAGCACACCTTGTTATGGTGGTCAAACGACAGGCGTATTTGCAAAGTGTGTAGCTGACCTGTCAAACATCTGTACGCAGCTTGGGACTCCGCTTCAGATTTATTTCCTCTTTAATGAGTCCCTTATCACGAGAGCCCGAAACTACGCAGTCGATGAGTTTATGCGTTCCGACTGCACTCACTTCCTCTTCGTTGACGCCGACGTTGGCTTCGATCCCCTATATGTAATCCAGCTTATGGCTCTTCAGACCGATGAGTCGCCCTACGATATCATTGGGGCGGTCTATCCTAAAAAGTGCATCTCCTGGGAGAAGATCGTCGCTGCGGTCAATAAGGGGCTCGCTGATCCCGTTCCCGCAGTCAACGAAAAGGGAGAGCCTATCCTCAACGATAAGGGCCAGCAAATGCTCGCTGGTGGTCCTGAAATGCTCAACAAGTACGTGGGCGATTATGTATTCAATCCAAAGGTTGGCACCGCTCAAATCCCGATTGGTGAGCCTTGCGAAGTGCTCGAAATCGGCACTGGCTTCATGATGGTCAAGAAGTCAGCCTTCAAGACGTTCGCTGACGCTCACCCAGAATTCCTCTATCGTCCTGATCACGTTCGAACACCTATGTTCGACGGTCACCGTCAGATCACGCAATTCTTCCAGGCTGAGATTGATCAGATCGACTTCCGCAAGTTCTATGAAGCGGAAATGATGAAGTTCGCTGAGTCTGGCGAAGCAACGAAGGAAGACCTTCTTGGTATTATTCAGGCAGCTAATGAATTGAATTCTAAGAAGTCAAACAGATACCTATCAGAAGACTACTGGTTCTGCCAGAGAGTTGCTGAGTTGGGTCTGAAGACATGGATTTGTCCTTGGATGGCTTTGAACCATACAGGCACAATGACCTATGGGGGCTCGCTCGCAGACATTGCACAATTGGGTGTATCGCCTACGGCTGACGTGGGAGAACTCAATAAGTACAAGGCACAAGGAAACGCAGGCGAAGTTGGAGGAAAGAAATGAGTTCTAAGCCATTGCAAGATAAGGAAGAACTAGAGAAGATCGAGAAGTCGTTTTACGACTCGATGCCAGACTACACGAAGTTCGCCAATGGAGGCGATCTTCTAAACGCTCTCGGAGATGAGGGAATGAAGTGGGCCGCAGCTTTTTGTCAAGTAACTGAGAAAAGATTTGACATTAAGCTCGATTTGATGTATGTTGTAGGATGGTTTGCTAATGCCATTGAGCATTCGAACGACGTTCGTAGGTGGGCACGAGAGAAAGCCGCCGCAAACCCAACCCCTGAGTCAGATGCACCTTGGGTCAAGCTTGACGTAGAGCAGAAAGTCGAGCCAGCTACTTTCTAACCATTTCTGCTTTTATTATGAAAGGGTTATCATGAAGTTTACCAAGTCGTTTGTAGATACGTTGAAAGTATTCTCTGGCCTTAATCAGAACATGTTCTTCCGCGAGGGGAATATCCAAACCTCTGTCATTGCCAGCAAAGCTGGTGCGTTGAGCTTCTTCATTCGAGCGAAGACTGACGTTGAGATTGAGAAGAGCTTTGGAATTGGTAGTCTAAGCAAATTCATCAATGCCTTGAGCCTCTTCAGTGATCCTGAAATCACATTGACCGACAACGGTGCATTGATGATTGCTCAAGAGGGTCAGCAAGTGACCTTCCGCTTGACCAATCCCGAATTCCTTAACTATAACAAGAACCCTGAGAAGGTTCAGTTGAGTGTCGGTATCGATGCTGAACTCACCGAGCCACAGACAATTACCATCTTTCAGATGTATGGCATCTTTGATGCGAAGTACATTTCCTTTGAAGGAAAAGATGGCGACTTCATTGTGAGTGTACACTCAGGCGAGAACGAGAACTTCTCTAATAGCGGCAAGATGGTCATTGGTAAAACGGATGAGACGTTCAATGCAACCATCAAGGCTGAACTCTTTAATCTCCCCAAGTCTGCGTATAAGGTAGTCGTATCTCGCAAGGGATGGGTCTTCTTTGGCAATGATACTTATGAGATTTTCATTCCGTCAGACGCTAACCATAGCACATTGAGGTAAATTATGATGGAACATTTTGGATGGACTGAGAAATATCGCCCACACACTGTCGCAGAGTGCGTGCTGCCTGCACCGATCAAGGACAAGTTTCAGGCGTTTGTGAACGTCAAGAACATGCCAAACCTGATCCTGACTGGACCATCTGGTCTAGGCAAGACCAGTGTTGCACTCGCTGCCCTCGATGAGATTGGCTGCGATTATATAAAGATCAATGCGAAGCTGAAGCGTGGTATCGACACGATCCGCGACGAGATGATGATGTTCGCGACAACCATGTCCTTCACCGAAGGTCGCAAATTCATCGTCCTCGATGAGGCGGACGGTATGTTGGCAGATGCTCAGGGTGCTCTCAATGCATTCATTGAGGAATACGAAGCAAACTGCGGCTTCATCTTCACTTGCAACAACATCAACAAGATGATCAGTGCGATTAGGTCGCGTTGCGACACCATCGACTTCAAGTTGACCAAGTACGACTTCAATGATCTGGCACCGCAGTTCTATAAGAGCCTGCGTGCCCTCTTGGATAAGGAAGGCATACCTTACGATAAGCCTGTCTTGGCGGACGTGATTAAGCGTCATTACCCTGACTGGCGTCATACTTTGGTCTTCCTTCAGTCGTATGCTGTCAAGGCCAAGAGGATCGACACTGGCATCCTTGCTCAGCGTGACGTGAATATCCTTCTCGATCTTGTTCCTCTTATGCGTGGCAAGAAGTGGACCGATATGCGTAAGTGGATTGGCGAGAACTTCGCCTCACTACCTGAGGTTACCACAGTTGCTCGCGACCTGTTGAAGGAAATCGAGCCCGAGCTTGAGGGCAAGTCGATTGCGATCTATGTTGACTTAGCTAATGAGTATGATTACCGTGGTCAGATCGTCATCGATAAGGAAATCAATATGGTAGCCTTCTTGACGAAGGTCATGAGTGAGATGATCTGGAAGTGATCCATGGAAAAGAACACACCGTTCACGTTCGTTAATGCTGTCAATGACGGCAAAGATGTAGAGATTACGAACGAGTACAGTCAGTACTTGATGAACCGTAACTTCTCTATGTTTCAGGATACGATCCTCATTGCTAATCATGCTAATGGCATGAGCAATGTAAACAATGAACTCCACTTCAAATACTACCGAAACCTTGTCAGTCGTCGCAAGAGATTTGCACGCTGGCCGAAAGGTCATAGTACGGAAGTGATAAATATGATCAGTGCCTATTTTGATTTCTCCATGGAAAAGACCTTGGAAGAATTGAGCATTTTGACTGATGAACAGATCGAAAAGATCAAAGAGTGGTACGCGGAAAGGACTGAATAAAATGACGCCAGAACAAGAAGAGGCAGAGCTAATCTCCCATTTCATCGAAGTAGAACTTGAGACAGACCCCGTTACAGGTAATTCAAACGCAGCCTTCCTCAAGGTGAAAGAAACTCTCGGTCGAATTGGCATCGCTTCCAAGAAAGAAAAAAGACTATTCCAGACATGCCATATTTTACACAAGAAGGGCCGTTACTACATCGTTCACTTTCTTGAAATGTTCATGCTCGACGGCAAGGATACCAACTTTTCCGAGGATGACCTTGCGAGACGCAACACGATTGCTGACTTGCTCGACCAGTGGGGCCTATTGACAATCATCGACAAGCGTGCTATCCAAGAGCCACGAGCACCGATCCGCAAGATCAAGATCGTGCCGTTTAAGGAGAAGAGCCAGTGGATAATGGAAGCGAAGTACAACATAGGGGGCAAGTAGACCCCGTTCATTATCACGAGTCTGGTGCATTACCTAATCACGAGCATCACCAGTGGGAACGCACTGGCTGGTACTTTTGGGATGAGACATGGGCTGACAGAATTGGCCCTTACTACACTGAGGAAGCCTGCCGCTTAGCCCTCGCTGGATATGGCATGTGGTTAGATAATGGGATGGTTGACCCGCTATGGCCGCAGCCTGTTCCGAATGAAGACAAGTCGTGGAAACTCTTAGTCGAAGCAGTGGAGAAAGTCTATGCTACAGATAGGTGACAGTCTTGAAATGTGGGGCTATGTTCTCGTAGCCGTCGAACTTCGCATCCTTGAGCTTAAGAAGCTCCCAAGCGTGACTGGTCGAGTGTCGTCATTATGCATTGACCAGCTTGAAGCTCTTGAGAAATTTTCTACCCAATTGAGAAGGGAATTCGCTGATTATGAAGCACAGTTTAACGCAAAAGGTCGAAACGACCAGTAAGTTGGTCGAAGAGTTCACCTTCACTAAGGCGGAACTTCAGCATATCGTTGACATTTATTTCGAAGTCATCATGGCGTCGTTGACGAACATGCTTGATCATAAGGTCACGAAGGAAGAGTTCTATAAGAACAGTGGCATGGGAGAGGATGGACTTAGAAATAAGTACATGATCACTGCCGCTCGCCACCTTCGTGATTGTTGCGGCATTCATACTGAGCCACAAGGTCAGTCCTGGGGCGTGATCAGGAGCGTTGATAATGTCAAGTAAGCCAATCACTTGGATCATCGATGAGCTTCTGCTTGAGAAGCATGATGACGTGGGCTTTCCAACGCTCGCTGATGCTGCTCGTGAGCAGGATGATATCGTTTTCACGACCAAATACGTGCCCTTCAGCCAGGAGCTTGTGCTGCCCGAGGATGCAGTGTCCCACTTATTCAATTCGACCCACAGAGTGCCTACAGTGGCCTATGGGACGGTTGGCTTCGTTCGTCAGTTCCAACGCACGACATGGCTCAAGAGCCACTGTCCAGGCTGCTATTTGCGTCCTGAAGAGCTTCGCTTCTCAAAGGCTGCGGCCATGTGGGGCGGTCTCATGTTCAATGACAAATTTGTGATGCTTCCCTATGGGGAACTGAAGCGTCGTATTCTTCAGGATATCGAGGACGGTCTTCGACCTCCCAATTATTACGACCACAAAATGTTCGTTCGCCCTGACGTGGTGACGAAGACATTTGCTGGTCGAGTGTTCGATTTCGACTCGCCAGAAGATGACGTATGGGCTCTTGATAAGTATGAGAAGATTGATCCGTCTGAGCTTGTGATCATTGCTGATCCTTACGAGGATATCATTGCCGAATATCGACACTTTGTGGTCAATGGAGAAGTTGTGGCAGAGTCACAATATCGCCGTAATGAAGTGTTAGACATTCGAGTTGACGTGTCGGATGATAATACCAACTTCGCTCGCTATGTCGCTGCCAAAAACAACGACTATGATTGGGAACCTGACACGGTTTATGTGGTCGATACGGTCGAGACCGTTGATGGACCAAGGATTATAGAATTCAATTCCGCTTCGTGTTCAGGGCTTTATGCCTGCGACACTCGTGCAATTGTCAAGGCTGTCAATAAGCAGGCTTGGAAAGAACTTAATGGAGACTTAGATTGAGCACGATCAAGTATACCGTCAATACCTTCTGGACACAGAGGGAAGCCCTTGATCTTGTGAAGAAGATTGAAGGCTTTGCACCGAATTATGGATACCATGTCGGCCTGACTGGTGGCGTCCTCTATAAGGATGGTGACCGTAAGGACATTGACGTGATCTTCTATCCCCACAATGATCCCAAGAACGTTCCAGATGAGCAGGGTCTAATCGATGCTCTATTGTGCAACATGGGCATTGTGGTCAATGAAGAGAAGTACTATGGCTGGCTTAGAAAGGCTAGATACTTCATGAAAGACCTCGACTTATTCTTTATGACTCGCATCAAGGGTGAGAACAAGGGTAGAGAGTACCCCGCTAAGGACAATGTTCATACAATCGAAGTGGATTGGAATGATTAAGTGGGGAACAGCACACTCTCTCTTCCATAGAGAATTGTTCAACAAGTGCATTTGGCACTTTGCTCACCAGATTGAGTTTGCTAATCCCCATGAGTGGGACGACGATGGCTTGATGTTTTCGCTTATCCATAGTCCTCATCTTTCCGATGACTACCATGGTCAAATGGATATTATAATCGAGGGTAAAAGACTATGGTTCAAGAGGGATTGTGATGTTTAAGATTTTTGGATTTGAATTCAATATCTATGAGTCTTGGAATGACATTCGTAATTGGATCAAAGACATAAAAGAAAAAGGATGGTAATGTCTAATTGGTGGTATAGATGGGCTAGAGATAACGCCTTCCCTATTCTTTATTGGATTGGGACGTGGAGCATCTTCGATTGGATACAATCCTTTCATGGCTGGCTCGACAACACTTTGCCTTGGCGTCTTCGTGCTCGCGTCAAAGCTATGCATGAAGAGAACCGTGACCTCTGCACGCAGTTGCAGCAAGCGAATTGGGAAATCCTCATGCTGAAGCTCAGCTTGAAGGAAGCCCTGCGAAAGATGCATATGCCAATCCGTGGTGGTTACAATCCCCGCATAGCTTTCAATTCCATCGAGAATGACGCCCCATTCCCTGCGACCACGATTTATTGCGACTTCGAACGTTTCCGTGTGTCGATTATGCTTGACAAATCTGCATGGCCGCGTTATAGTCCTTACCTTCTCGACTACATGTCGGAGCATACGGCTGAAATCCTTATTGATCATACGAAGAACCATATCTATAAGGAAGTCAAGAAGTTCTACGACAAGGAATTCCAAGGAGAAATCGATGGATCATAACATCATTTTTCGCACCCGCTTTGGGTCGCATCTTTATGGCACGAACACTCCCGCCTCTGACGAGGATTGGAAGTCAGTTCGTATGCCTACAGCACGTGAAATCCTCCTTGGGAACGCGAAGGAAACCCTTGCGATCAGGGATCGATATAACAAGGCTGAGAAGGAAAAGAACCTCCCAGGAGAGTACGAGGAAGAGAGCTTCACGCTGAAGCAGTACCTCAAGCTGGTCTCCGAGGGTCAAACCGTTTCCCTCGACATGCTCTTTGCTCCAGGCTACATGTGGGACAAACACTCCGTCCTTGACTTCACGATCTGGGCCGATATCAGAGCCAATCGCAACCGACTTATCTCAAAGAAGTCAGGGGCTTTCGTTGGCTATTGCCGACAGCAGGCCAAGAAATATGGGATCAAGGGGTCTCGTGTTGCCGCTGCTCGCGAAGTCTTGAACTTCCTTTTGACTCTGCACCCAAACATGAAACTTGGGGAATATATGGTCAATATCGACCAAATGCATAATCTTTCCCCCAATAAGGAACATATTAGGATCATTCCCATCCAACAGACTTCTGGTGTGATAATTTATTACCTTGAGGTTTGCGACCGCAAGCTTCAATATACATCAAAGGTTTCTGAGTGCATCAAGGTTGTTGATCACCTTGTGGCTGAGTATGGTTCGCGTGCCCTCCAAGCCGAGCAGAATGAAGGGCTCGACTGGAAAGCTTTGTCCCATGCTGTTCGCATTGGAGAGCAGGCCATCGAGCTATTCGATACGGGATTTGTGACATTCCCGCGTCCAAACGCCGACTTTCTAAAAGTCATCAAGAAGGGTGAGGTTCCTTACAAGCAGGTTGCTGGCCTGATCGAGATGAATTTTGATGCGGTTGAGGCCGCTTCGAAGGCGTCGAGCCTTCCCGAAGATGTTGACCACGAGTGGATTAACCAATTCGTTGTTGACCAATATAGACGTGTTGTTAACAAAGGAGATTGATATGCTAGTTAGAATAGTTTGGACAGTCGTGACGCTTATTGCGGCTTCGATTGCCCATGCCATGTGGGGAACGACCCACACAATACTGAGTGCCGAGTCGGCAGGAACTCAGTTCGCCAACAGTGACATTGCCGCAGTCGCGAATGCAGGGTTTCAGGATGCTCTGTTGTTCGTAAACGGAGGTATCACGATTGCTGTTATCATGATCCTCTATTTCATTTGGCAGGGCTATTTCAAGACCGCCAAGTAACAAGGAGTTTGTTATGAATAAGTTAATCGCAGGTATTCTTGCGGCTTCGATGCTCGTTTCGAGTCCGTCGTTCGCTTACTATGCGGGTTCGGACAATCCCGAATTCGTTGCCATTGAGCCGAATGAGTCGGCTTTCTGGGTTCCCAATCAGGGAGCAAACGTTGACAGCCAGACCAAGTTCGAGTCGGAAGACTACTTCAACAAGAACAAGATCGCTGCCAAGCTATTCCAAGTGCCGCACATTCAGCTTCCGAAGAACCAGTACAGTCTCTCATGGGGCGGCAACTACGTTCCTTCAGGCCGAATGATCATTCAGCCTCGCACCCCTTACAATCGTGAGTGGACTGCCGCTGGACGTGGAACGGACAAGGCAAACAACGAGGGTCTCGAATGCCAGACCAACGAGGGTCTGAATGTCGGGATCGAAATTGCCATTGGTGCTTCGATTGCGGAAGAGAACGCAGCCAAGTACCTCTTCAATTTCGGCATCGAACGTCCTCGTGATCCTGCTGACCCGACCAAGTTTGGCAATCGCGAAGACCCACAGATCATCTTCACGTCGATCTATTTCGGCTACGATCTGGCACACGCGATGGACCTGAAGGTGCATGGACAGGTTTCGACCTTGCTCTGCAACGAGGTTTCCAAGCTCTCCCTCAATGAGGCGAACAAGCAGGCTGCGGCTATCTTGGAACGCACAAAGACGGTTCTTGAGCCATGGATGAAGGAACGAGGCATCACGCTCGATTATATCGGCTATGCTGGCACGTGGCACTTCGATGACACGGTTCAGAAGGCTATCAACCGTGCGTTCGAGTCCAGCCAGGATCAGGTTGTCGCGAAGGCTCTTGAGCCTTACAAGGACACGCTGACGCAGTTGGCGTACACTCAGGCCATTCGCACCATTGCGGACAAGTGGGACGGTAAGCTGCCAACCTCACTCTCAGGCTTGATCCTCGTGCCTGCGGACTTCCTATCGTCTTTCAGGACGGTCGTTCAGGGTGTGACGAATACCCTCCTTCCGACCAAGTAAGTCGGTCCCTTAATAAATAAGTGCATCTCTCATTGAGGATGCACTTATGCCTTTCTTAGGAATTATCGTCTCGTTGTTTACAGGTCCGTTCGGTAAGATTTTCTCTTACGGAGCGATCATCCTTACAGTCGTGGCGGGTGCTTGGGGTTATCTAAAGTACGAAGAGCACGAAGCTGCCGTAGAAGCCCTAGCGAAGTTCAACGCAGCCCAAGCCGCTCAGACAGCTAAGGACAACGCTGCCAACGCCGCTGCCCTCCAGCAAGCCCTACAAGACGAAGAAGCCCTACAGAAGCAGGTTGACGCTGACAACGCGAAGCTCGCTACTCAGGTAGGCAATACGAACACGTGGATTGTTAAGCAGAAGCCTTCTGACACTGTGGTCGATCCCATTTTCAACCAAGTGCTAACGAAGATGAGAGGATATTAGATAATGAAAATCGGTATGAAGCCTGTGCTTATTGCAATCGGCCTATCTGTCCTTTTGGCTGGTTGCGGCGGTGACCTCGATCCTACCCTTGTATCTCATAAGAATGTGGTGTATGTTCCTCCTGCGGCTCTCTTCAATTGCCCCGTGGCACCCCTTCCTCAGACGTTCACAACGAACGCTCAGGTTGCTCAAACATTAAATACGACGTATGGCAACAACGTGACGTGCCGCAACAACATGAACGCACTTCGAAATGATTTGAACAATCAGAAGAAAGTGTTTGGTAAATAACTGGAGGAACGATGACATTAGGAACTGAAGTAAACTCTGCCGTAACGACAGTTGAGAATGACGTAAGAGTCATCTTCAAGGATGTCGAAGGGGCATTACAGACACCAATCGGGGCTGTTACAAGCTCAACGACCAGTGGTGTGAAGAGTCTGTTGACCAAGAGAGTTAATCTTGGGGCGACTGTACCTTTGAACAAGAAGTTTGCCAAGACGTTTGCTGAGTTGGCTTGTGTAGCCGCACTCGCAATTGGCTTAATTGGCACGCAGCTTTACGTCTACATGGACCACAAGAAGGCTATCGAGCTTAATCAAGGACGTACATCTACGCTTGAGGCAGTAACCAAGCAGTATGATACTGACTTCGTGACCGTCAACTCTGCAATCATTGCTACGAACAAGATTGTTGGTTCTGTGCAGACAGCAGAGCAGGCAGATGCAGCTAAGATTGCACAAATCCAGGCTCAGCTTAATTCAAGACTGTCACCTGTTCACGCAACATCTGCTGTAACCCGAAAGTATTTCCGCAAAAAGTAAAGTGACGAAAGGTTTATTATGTTCATTACGTTCGAAGGAATTGATGGCGTAGGGAAGTCTACGCAAGCAAGGATGCTTACTGCACGCCTTAACCTCCATGGGCACCACAGCATCCTTACACATGAGCCAGGAGGAACGGACTTTGGTATGAAGGTCCGCCAATTGATCAAGTCTGAGAAGAACTTGAGCACCTACTCACAGTATCACCTGATCGAGTCACAACGTGATCATCACGTAACTAATGTGATCCTCCCTGCTATTGCCGATAACACACATGTGATCTGCGACCGCTTCATCGATACGTCCTTCGTATATCAGAACTCATATATGTACTTTGATGACTGGCTAGACTACCTTGAAAGCTATCGAGTAGTGCCAGACCTAACGTTTCTCATGTATACCGACGACGTTTCATCTATCAAGAAGCGTATGGTTGACAGAGCAGGCGTCGAGATGGATCACTTCGATAATGCATCCATTGAGAAACTAATTCAAATGCAAGACCTTTTCTTCGATCTTGTTGGGCAGTTTTCTCGCATTGTGCCGATAAATACTGATGGGTCCATTGAGACCATATCAGAAATTATCTATACACGTGTGAGGTTTGCTATTGAAGACGCTATTCATCCTGAAGAGACGTGAAGACTTTGATCCTGAGACTCACACAAACATAAGACTTTCAACAGGATTATATAATAGTGCCGAGTTCGTCCACAAGATGCTGGTCGAGAACGGTATCGAGTCAAAGCTAACCGTGGTTGTTGACAACAACGGCATTGACAAGGAAGTTCATGACTTCCGTCCTGACATTGTGTTTATCGAAGCCCTCTGGGTGGTTCCCGAGAAATTCGAAATCCTCCGTTCCCTGCATCCTACCGTGACTTGGGTGGTTCGTATCCACTCAGATATTCCATTCATGGCCCAGGAAGGCACTGCCATGCAGTGGATATTCGATTACGTAAGTCAGCCTAAGATGATTGTTGCTCCTAACTCTCCCAAGATGACGAGCGACATTCAGAGGGTATCTGACGTAATTCATGGTGCAGGGAAGAAGAAAATTGCTTATTTGCCTAATTATTACCCTGTTGATGTTATTGCCAGCCCTAAGAAGATCAATCCCAAGAACGATACGATCAATATTAGCTCGTTCGGAGCGATTAGACCACTGAAGAACCAGCTTATTCAGGCTATTGCAGCAATTGACTTTGCTGCCGAGAAGGGACTAAAGCTTAACTTCCACTTGAACTCTGGTCGCATAGAGGGGTTTGGTGATCCATGTGACGCCAATCTGCACAGCCTATTCGAGCACCTAGACCAAACACGCTACCAAGTTACCTTCCATAGGTGGCTGACTCATGAGAAATTCATTAACCTGACCAAGGAAATGGATATCGGAATGCAAATTAGCTTCTCCGAGACGTTTAACATAGTAGGGGCCGATCATGTGGTTAATGGTATCCCATTCCTGGGAAGTAATGAGATACCTTGGTGGGGTCCAATGCCAGTTTCCACGACGGATAGAACGAAGCTGACACAGCTTCTCAACGGTGTATATGATAGTTCAGAAGCGAACGTCCTTCTTAACCAGATCAATTTGATTAAATACGCAGGGATGAGCCAAACCAAATGGTTGGAGTTCCTGAAAGGAGTAGAGGGATGATTTATAGACTAACATTGTTCAAGTGGATCACAACGGAAGAAAAGGAAGTACTTAACATTGTTGAGCATCCTTTCGACACGCTTGACGAAGCTACTAAGTTCCTTGATCAGCTTGCTGAAGAGGAATATGAAATTGCTAAGGTGTTCTATGGCGACAGCCTTGCTCACTCACGCGACCGCAAGCACAAGAAGCACGACCAAAATTTCTCTTGACAGCCTGATGCGGTTCTGATAGGGTAACCAAATCGAAGGAACGACGCCGAAAGCTAGTACGCTAGTACCCTTCGCTAGTCGGTGATGAACCGACGCCTCTGGCCCTAATGATTGGGCTAGTCTTGGTGGGTGGCAATGACCGCGACCAAGCTTTTTTGCAATAAATAAAAGTTCAACCAATGGAAGAGTGGCCGAGTGGTTGATGGCGGCGGTCTTGAAAACCGTTAAGGGCCTTAAACAAGTCCTTCGTGGGTTCAAATCCTACCTCTTCCTCCAATTCAATGGACCTTGCGGGCACGTCCTTTATAAACTACCCACTCTAATTTAGGGAGCACCGTAAACTCGGTGCAAAGTGTTCATCCGCTTCTGGTTTCAGGGTGAACGCTAGCAAGAAACCAGCGGGCGAGGTTTACCTAATAAGGTGCTGAGAGCCCGAGAATTCGTATGCGGGACTGTAAGGTTTCCGTTGCCCTCGCAAGAGGGAGATGGTCCATTAGCTCAATGGTAGAGCATTCGGTTGTCAGCCGAATTACATGGGTTCGATCCCCTTATGGGCCGCCATATCTTCGCTGCTAACCTTTGATGGTAAACTAAGAGACTTCTATGAATGTGCAGTGTAAACCTTAGGTGTGTTAAGTCACTAATCCTCCTAGGGACTTTTTTGAGTAGACACATGCCGTGAGGCACCGTATCGTGGATAGCAACCTGCGGGTTGTGACATAAATATGGGTGAATGGACGGTCCCTGTTGGGATTGGTTTTCAGACATACCCCTACTCAAATCGTTATAGGTCATGTTCCCTCGTCGCCCCTAGGCAAGGCTGTTCGGATAGAGAAAGGGAATGTCAATCTGCTCCTTCCACGTCGAAAGAGCTTGTTAAGGGTAAGAGTTTCCATGGTGGAAAGAAGCCCGCTTAACCAGTGCCAGTGGTGCATCAGGTACGCCGAAGCAGAAGACCTATTTAGCTTGTGGAACTAGGATGTCGGCTTAGAAGCAGCCATCGTCTAAGGAGTTGTGAAGCCACCCTGTGTGGTGGTGGGCCTGAAGCTACGGCCCCATTTGGCGTAATAGCACACTTTTTCCACTTGACACGACCTCTGTATGGTGATATGGAGAAGCATGGTGACTTCCTGTCCCGCAAGGGCGAGATGCAAGGTTCGAGTCCTTGTCGTATCAGAAACGACGGTTTCAACCATCAGAGTGTTCGTGTTATGAAAATCTACTCTCAAGATGAAGCAGTAAGAGAAACCGTTAAGCTCCTGAAATCAATAGGGTTTCAGTTCGTAAGTCGTAGTGACAACAGTTTCTATCTCATACGCCACAACCGAAAGGTTCGAGTGAGCAATCATGCTCGTAGGAATATCGCAGACTGCGATAGGGATATCGTATATCTTGCTCCTACCATCCTTCCAGATATTCAGTATAGGACAGCACTATGTCATTGAGAAGCAAATTCGAAGTAACTTACGAGTGGGCTGGTTCGACTGGTGCTCAGTACATGTCCACTGACATTATCATTGCGACCGATGAGGTTGACGCTCGCCACAAGTTTGGTCAGCGTCATGACGGAATTCGTCACAAGATCATCGAAGTTCGCAAGATGGCTGAAATCAACGATTGACAAGCCAGAAATAGGAGAGTACCGTGCTTTTCATAGGCTCCTTAAAGTCCCTCTTTTATACCGCCATCGTGTGCTTTATCGTTGGCATTCTGATTGGGACGTATTTGGATGTAGGTCGAAGACCGCCTGTGCTTCATTCTGATCAACGCCTTCAAAGGTGGTGTGACGAATTCAAATGTGACTTCGATGGTAAAAACTTCAAGAAGTGAAAGGTAACGACAATGGCACTCGTCAATTCTCCTTCCCGCAAACTCATTCGCCGCAAGGCCGCTCTCGCTCGCCTGCCAAAGGTGGCAACCCCTCTCGCCAAGGACACGCGTCCCAAGAAGGGTACACGACGTACCCAGGACGCTCTCGACGCTGAGCGTGCTCAGTTGGTCGCTCTGACCACTCAATACGGTGGCAGTGTCTCAGGGTCAGGCTACAAGCCTCCCAAGAAGAGGGCGAAGGCTAAGTTCGATCCCAACTACATGAACAAGCGAGGCTGACATGCAATTCGATTGTCTCCTAGACGGTATGATTATCCTGAAGGCTTATATGGATGATCCTTCAGCTTACCATACCTCTGCCGAGCACGATGAATTCTTCGTGCAGGTTGATCGTGTTCCCACCGCCGAAGACCAGAAGCGTCTTGAAGTCCTTGGGTGGATGGATGATGATTTCGGAACCGAGGGTCTTGGTTGGAAAGCATTCACATGAATATCGAACCTGTGATTAATGGTCAGTCACTCGATATCATTCTCGAACGCCTCAAGTGGTTCGAGCAACGCCTCGAAAAAGAGGGTCAATACGTTGACTCGAACATCGTTTGGCTGGCCCAGGAAGCTATCAGACAGATCAGGATTATGAAATGAAAAATCAGAACCATGACTATTGGGTCCAACATCTGAAGGCTCTTGCAGAGTATCTTGATAAGCAGCAAAACTTTGCCGATGCGAATGTTTGCAAGGCTGCGGTCGATCTTCTTGAGTCCTATGTAAAGGAAGATGACCGTCGTCAAGTCTTGGTTTCTGACTTCGTGACCAAGTACAATATCAATAAATAACTCTACAGTTTAACGGAAGTATGGCTGAGTCTGGCTTAAGGCGGCGGTTTACTAAACCGCAGAGGGCGTTAACCGCGTCCTCCGTGGGTTCAAATCCTACTGCTTCCTCCAATTTATAAGGATAGGGATGGTTGACCAAGGTAAAGTTTGCGTTTAGCCTTTGGCCTATCTATGGATTATTTTTCCTATTCTGTTGCGTAGCTACTGGTCTCTGGCATGAGGGAGAGATTGCTCTTGCTGAAGACATTTCTGACATAAGGCAAGACAGTTCGGTGGTTAAGGTGGCTTCAGGATGCGTCAATCAAGTTCTGCCTGTTATCAAAGTTTCAGAAATCAAGAAATGAAGATTTCTGAAAATAATAATTGACTTCCACATGGACTTGGATTATATATGGAGCATGGAAACGACGGAGATGACGATGACCGAAAGTCAGAGAATGCTCCTTCGATACGTTCTCATCGAACGTCCCACCAAAGACCTTGAGCTTCGTAAAAAGAAGCGTAAGGACTTGAGGAAACTGGCCTTTTCCAGTAAACGTAAGAAAGATAAGTAAACAATATGGTTTGGGCTGAACCATTCAAAAGAGCCCCTTTTTTACTAACGAGCGAGGACAAGGCGTCATCGCATATGAAAACGATAGGTGCCAGTGATGTACGAACTGGCGGAAGCTGTTTGAGGCTGAAGGCACGTGCAAATCCACCTATCGCTCGTTAGTAAAAGAGTTTATGCTTGTGTCGGTACTCAGGATTGACCAATTGAAACGACGTAACGCTAATTACGCACGTGCTTCGGCAGTTCTCGTCCCATGCTTTAGCGGGCTCAATGGAGTATGCCTTGCCACGTAGAATGATAGGGTGTGCGGTACTCCTAGTGACGATAAAATGATTGGGGTTCGACTCCCCTTACAGGCTACCATTTACCAGAACGTTGACGCCCACCAATGCGTTCGGGTGACTTAGAGTGGATCGGGATGCGTCGAGTACTCCGCATAATGTCTTTAACATGAAAGGGAAACCTATGCGAAAACTGATGCTTACCGTGGCGGCTGCTGCCGTCCTCCTTACCGCTCCTGCTTACGCTGAGAGCGTCAAGGTTCTGACCCGCCTGTCCCACCTGTCGGGCACTCAGTGGGTTGTTGTGGTCTCCACGATTAACGCCGAGATTACGTCCGTCACTTGCGACAAGTGGACGATGCTTGGCACTGGCTCGTGGAAGCAGCACAACGAATTCACGATCCCTGCGGCTCCTAAGGGTGGTGCATCCATCGCTGTGATGGACGCTTCCAAGTTCGACGGCTACTGCTCTGCTCCTGGCTCGATTATCGGTCATACCGATGATGGTGACTACACTGGTCATCTCGACAAGGGCGACGGCAACTGGTCAGCTTCGACCAAGCTCACCTTCTCTCCAAAGGCCGAGTAACCCATGACGGGTTCGGCCAAACTCCAGGCGGCGGAAACATCCCTCGCCATGGCCTTCTTCCGCTTCATGGGTGTCAGTGGGTGGCTTGTCCTCCTTCTGGTCATCGTCAGCGGAGTGGCCTTCATGCCCTCACAGTACGGCGGACACGATATCCTTTGGCTCGAATGGGCTTTGGCACTCGCGATCTGGCTGTTTTCTCGTTGGGGCACGCACTTCCGAGAGAGGTTCCAAAAGAAGGTCTGAGCTATGAAGCTTCATGAACTAAGGATCATTCAAGAAAGTGTGGAGGAACTGGAAGGCATAATCGCCGCCCGAAAGTTCTTCACATATGATGCCGACAAGATGAAGCTGGCTTACCCCTTCGACTTCGACTTCACTTCCGATATCACAGTTCATGACGTGAAGTTGAAGATATCAACAAGGCTCGTGGCGAAGTTTCTTCACGAGGCCGAAGAGTACTACAGAGCCAAGCTCACGGCTATGGGCGTCGAGGACTTGCAATATAAGACAGAATAGTGAACATGGATGGTACGTGGCGTAGGCTGTACACCTAAAGGCGGTTCGAGTCCGCACAAAGAGGCCCACTGTGATGGTGGGAGTGGTCGTGGGACTAAAAAAGGGGTTCGTATCCCCTCGCCATCCATACGGAAGAGGTTCGGTTTGTCTGTTTCCCTTGCCAGTGATCAAGTGTGAAACCTTCATCGTCAACCATAGGAGACTGAAATGGCTACATATTATGCAAAGATCGAGACCGCTATCGGAGACGTTGCGGTTGCTGTTGACTTGAGAACTGCGAAGACGCTCGCTCAGGTTGCTGTTGACAACTATCGCACTCGCGATCTTCACAAGGCTCAAATCCCGCTCGAATGGGAACGAGGCCACTCAGATCGCGTCATCTATTGGACAGGCTTCATTGGTGAAGAGCCAGTGATCCAGTTCGAGAGCCTTTGATACCAAAGTTATTTTAGATTGTAACTGTACAGTGTAACCTCATGGGGTTAGGACCAAACATGCGTTAGCATGGGATGTCCACTATTGAAACACTTCGTGAGCAGCGTGCGTTGGGCCAGTGGAACAATTATTTCACTGGCCCTAGTTTTTTCTTGACATACTGTTCCCTCAGTGCTATCTTGGCGGGAATGGAGAACGGACATGAAAAACTTCGATCCCGAGAATTCCCGTGAAGCCGATTATCTATTGGAAATCTTAGATAATCCGATGATGCATATTGACCTGTTCACTCAGGTCGAGCACATGGGAGAGACTGCGGTCGAAAGGAAGTGGAGACGTTCTTCGTGTCCATATTTCGAGGATACGGTCTTGGAGAACAAGTTTCGCAGAACGTGGAACGAGGCTACCTCAAAGATCGATGATCGCGAGACGTTCAAGCCAGCCGATGTTTGGCTGTATGGTTACGACGCACGTAAGGAAGCCACCATGCAGACATGGGCGGCAGATCAGAAGTTAGGATGGAAGTCATGATGTATTCTGATAAGGAGCGTAAGCTTCTGAATTGGTTTGACATTCCCGATGCAGTGATCGATTGTTCATCGTGTGCTGCACCGACGCTTTATCGTATGGCGGTCGAGAATGCCTTTATCTTTGCGTATCCTGAAGACTGCAAGACAAAAAGTCTTCGTCGTTGTGCGTTAGCAATGCTAAATTGCAGTGTCTATCGCCTCACTCCCGAGTGGGAAGCGATGATCAATCTGGACTAATAAATAAGAGGACTGATTTATACAATCTCCGTTCATCCTGATAGTTCGTGTTTAGCATTGAGTTGGGATGTCCGCCACAATTTTGTATTGGACGCGTGACGTGTTATCGTGTGGCCACACGCCGTCAGCGGAGATTGTATAGATCAGATATAGGAGTCTGGCAGATTGGGAATGCGGCGGTCTCCAAAACCGCTTGTCGGAAGACTAGAGTGGGTTCAATTCCTACGGCTCCTGCCATTTTATAATGGAGAGTGACATGTCATTGAAGATCAAAGAGTGGGAAGAGTATAAGGCTGCTCATCCCAAGAAGCTCAATGTTGAAGTCGAACCAGAGCCGACATACTACGTCAAGATCAAGCTTGGTTACTTCACTATCCCGTTCAACATCATAATCCTATTGGGGATTTGGAAGTTGATCGAATTGATCATTTGGGTGATATAGAGAGTGTGCTGTATAATCCACCGTCTTTGACGAGTGCCGTTATTTCCGCCTCAATAAATAATAGGCTCAGCGTATTTTGCCCGACGAGCCAGATGGGAAGGCAGTAGGTTTACACCCTTCAATTGACCGTGTTCGATCCACGGGTTGGGCACCAATTTCGTCCGAAAGGACCAACGGCCACTAGCTGAGATAGATTAGCGGCGGTCTGAAAAGCCGCAAAGATTGGTGCGATACCAATGAGGCCGACCATTTATGATACCGTATACGCTGATCGTCCAACGGTAGGGCAGGCACTTGATAGGTGTCTAATCTAGGTTCGACCCCTAGTCGGCGTACCAATTTGGAGAGGTTCCAGAATAATCATCTGGATTAAATGGCGGTTTTGTCCTCCAGCCCTTCGCTGTGAATTGGGGTTTCCCTTATGCTAGGGGATGTCAACGTCCGATGGAGTAGGACACCCTGATTTTTTTCTTGACAGCCTATTAGAAAAAGGCTAAGGTCACTCCATAAAGGAGATTTGCTATGACATGGACCCAAATTTCGGAATACCTCGCCTCTGGTGCTCTCGACGTGCCCGATGACGAGCTTGATATCTACAAGCATCTCAAGGCACTCCCCCTCCCTCCCGATGCTCCCGTCGAAGACGACGAAGACGAAATCCCCGACCTTCCTACTGTGCCAGTTGGCACTCCCCTGAATTTCAAGGCGACTGAAATCCTCCAGGCTGCGGTCAAGGCCAAGGCTGAGCCCGTTGGTTTGACGAAAGACGAGGCTATCGCGATTGTGGACGAAACGAAGGCCGCAGTTGTGGCTCAGGTTTCAACCATTAAGCCTGCGACCATCGAAGAGCTTGTTGTGGCTCTCAAGGTTCCTTCCTTACAGACTGTGATGCCCCAGAAGAGCCTTGGTCGTCCCGACAAGCACGACGTGTCGAACCTCAATATCGATGAGTATGTCGTCTATCAGGGCACGCTGCTTTCGTCCGCTCGCGTCATGGCTTCCCTGAAGGGCAAGTCCTATGAGGGCGAGAGGAAGTTTAAGGCAGTTGAAGAGAACGGCGAAATCCGCATCGTTCGCATCAAGTAGCTTACTGAGCCCCTATGCCACCTTGGCCTAGGGGCGTTCCAATGGTCACTGTGCCAGTGACACTTTCTCCTGTGACAGTGTTAGTTAATGTCCCGAGGATGCTGTCAGAAGCACTCTGTGTCACTCCTGGCACTGAAGTCGCTGGTGGCGTTACCACTGGACTTGACGTAGCCTGAATAGCCAGTTCTTTTTTGCCGTTCGTTGGAGCTTTCAAAAATGCTTGGTTCATCGCAAACTTCTGAAGAGCCTTCGTTATTAAGTCCGTATTCAGAACAGACTGAGGCAAGTGACCATTTAGAGTTGACTCAATGGCTCCTGCAATCTGGGGTATCAGGCTTGTCAGGTTTTGAAGGATATTACCTTGGTTTGCTCCAACAGTTGACTGCTGAGCGTTCTGCTGTACCTGAGGGAAAAATTCAGCGATCAGGGCGTTCAGGGTCGTGGCGTTCAGGTTATTTGTTTGGATCAGAACCTCCAGGGCTGCAACGAAGGCGGGAAGAGACTGACCGATAATCGCCTGGACGGTCTCGGAAAGGCTCTCGATCCCTGTGTTCGATCCCAACTGCTGAATGGCGACAAGGAGAGCCTGCGTGGCCCCTGTTGAGAGTTGTCCAGGCTGAAGGTTCTGGCCTAGTTGGTTAAGGGCTCCTGCGGCTCCTACTTGGCTCATGGCTGCACCGAGGATGTTACCTAATACGCCATTGATCCCTGCCGTTGAGCTTGCCATGTTCAGGTCTTTGATCTTCATATAAGCCTGTAGGGCGTTCGGTAGCACCGCATTGAGGTTCTTGGGGTCAACGTTCAGGATTTGCTGTAGGATGCTGCCCACAGGGCTCGCTATTGATCCTACGGTAGGAAGTGAGCCAA